CGGCGCGCGCGATATCAGCGCGCCGGGCGCTGCGCCCACGGCGCAGGCGGCGGGCTTCTTGGACCAAGACCTTGGCCGCTACATTAACCCCTACGAGGCTGCCGTCACGCAGGCGGGGCTCGAGGACATCAGCCGCGCCGAGGAGCAGGCTCGAGGGACGCGATCAGCCCGCGCCACGGCGGCGCGTGCCTTCGGCGGATCGCGCGCCGCGATCGAGGAGGGCATCGCCGCCGGCGAGGCCGCCCGCGAGCGCAACCGCTTCGTGGCCGAGCAGCGCGCGCGTGGCTTCCGCGAGGCTGCGGCGCTGCGAGAGGCCGACGTCGGCCGCGAGCAGGCGGTGCGCCTCTCCAACCAGAACGCGGCGCAGAATGTGATGGAGCTCGCCCAGCGCGGCGAGATCACGAACCAGCAGCGCGACCTTGAGCTCGCTCGGCTTGGGCTTACGGCCGAGACGACGAACGTCCAGGCCGGCCTCGAGGCCGCGCGCGCGAACCAGCAGGCGGTGCAGGATTACATGCGGATGGGCCTGTCGGCAGAGGAGGCGAACCAGCGCGCCATGCTCGACGCATCTGGTCGCAACCAGCAGGCGGAGCTTGAGGCGCAGCGCCTAGGCTCAACCGCGCAGCAGTTCAATGTTGAGCAGCAGATGCGTGCGGGCCTCTCCAACCAGCAGGCGGTGCAGCAGTACATGCAGATGGGGCTGTCCGCCGAGGAGGCCAACCAGCGGGCCATGCTCGACGCGCAGCGGATGGGGTCGACCGCGCAGCAGTTCAATGTGCAGACTGGCATGGACGCCGCGCGCGCGAACCAGGCCGCCGGGATTCAGGGCGCAGAGTTCCGGCTCGGCGCCGGGCGCGACCTGGCGGGATACGGCCAGACGGCGCTTGCGAACCGGTACGAGTCGGGGCGGGCGATGATGGGCCTCGGCACGCAGCAGCAGAACCTCTACCAGCAGTTCCTTAACGCGCAGCGCGAGGAGGACCTCCGCCGGCAGGAGTTCCCGCTGCGGCAGCTCGCGATCCGGCAGGGCGCGGTGTCGGCGTCGCCGTTCAATCAGACCACTACCGGGACCGTGACCGGGCGGCCGTCCTACTGGGACATGGCCTCGAGGGCCGCCGGCGCGTTTTTCCCGACCGGCTCCGACGAGAACATGAAGCGCAACATCGGCGGCATCAAGAACCCGCTCGACAAGGTGCGCCGCCTCAAGGGCATCGAGTTCGAGTGGGAGGACGGCTACGGCGAGAACGAGGGCGAGGATAAGGGCGGCGAGGAGGACATGGGCATGTCGGCCCAGTCCGTCGAGCGCGCCATGCCCGAGGCCGTCTCGCGGCGCGAGTCGGACAACATGCGCCAGTACGATCTGCCGCAGGTGGTCGGGCTGCTCACCGAGGCCGTGAAGGAGTTGGACAAGAAGGTCGGCGCCAAGCGCCGCGGGAGGGCGTGAGGTGGACTTTTTCAAGAAGCTGACGGACCGCGCGGCGCAGCGCAGGATCGACGCCGACGAGGAGATGCTCAAGCGCTACGGCACGCAGTACGCCGAGGGCGGCGGCGTAGAGCGCGGTCTCATGCGACTTAGCGCGCAAAGCCAAGACGCCGAAGAGATGGACCTGACGCCGACCTTGCGGTCCAGGGCGGGCGAGCCCACCAACGCCGACCCGCTCGAGATGTACCGCAAGATGTACCGCGCCTACGGCGGCCGCAAGACGCGCGGCCTGCTCTTTGATTGAGGACCACGAACATGGCAGAGAAAACAAAAAAACCCGGATTTTTTAGCCGTTACGTCGGCGGCTTGCTGGGCGAGGATGTGGAGTCCATGACCCCCGAGGAGCGCCGCCGGGCGAACCTGTCCGTGCTCGGCATCATCGCCCGCGGCATGGGCTCGCCCGAGGCGGGCAGCGAGGCGCTCGCGCTTACCCGCGCCAGCCGCGCCGCAGAGCGTAAGGCCGCAGACGACGCGCGCCGCAACGCCGCCGCCGAGGCGCTGATGCCGCAGGTGGTGGGGCGTCTATTTGGTGGCCCTGCCGGGCGGCTCGAGAGCCTCCCTGGCGGCGAGGGCGGCGAGCTGTCCTCACGGTACCGCCAAGACCCGCGCGGCGCCATGGCGGCCCTCTACGGCTCCCAGGCGGGGCGCGACCTCGGCCAGATGGCGCCGGATCTCGCCAAGCTCGCCACCGAGGGCGCCCTCGGGCGCACGGTGGGCGGGTCGGTGTACAACCCGCTCACGGGTGGGTTCACGGCGCCGCCCAAGGCGCCCGAGGCCAAGACCCCGGTGCGCGAGGTGGACCTCGGCGGGCAGGTCATCGTCTACTTCAACGACGGCACCACGCAGACGTTCCCGAAGGGGATGGCGCCCGGCGCGCGCGCGGCCGTGGGCGGTGGCGGTGCGCCGCAGGCAACCACACTTGGGGCGCCACCGGCTGCCGGCCCTGCGCCCGCCGTTCCCGGCTTCAGTTTCCCGCAGGGCGACTTTCCAAAGCTGACTGAAGGAGAGGAAAAGTCGCGTTTTTACACCACGACAATGGTCAGCTCTTTGCCCGTGATGGCTGAAGTTTTGAGGTCTGGATACAAGCCGACCCAGCGCGATAAGGCCGCCGCAGGGCCGCCATCTGAGGGTGTTTTGGGTGGCCTTTCCAATACACTTGTGCCGCGCAGCTTTGCAACTCCAGAGGGCCGTCGATTCTATACCGAGGGCCGCAAGGTCTTGGCGGCCATTCTGCGCAAAGAATCCGGCGCGGCGATTACCGACGACGAGTGGACCAACTATGGCCCGATGTATCTTCCTTGGCCGGGTGATACAGAAGAAGACATCAAGTTGAAGATGCAGTCCCTTGACCAGCAAATTTTGAACATGGCTATGGGGTCTGGCAAGGCATTCCAATACTTCACGCCTCCGCCGCCTTCAGTAATCAGCCGCGAACCAAATCAAGACGGGATAATCGACCTTCCCTCACCGACTCGTCGGAGATAAAAATGCCGAAGTACAGAATAGATGGAGAGATTTACGAAGCCGCGACGCCAGAAGAGGCGTATCGGCAACACGCTAAAAAAATCTCTCCGGGAATGATCTCGGGCGTGGCCCAGCAGTTCACCCAAGGCATGAGCTTGGGCGGCGCGGACGAATTGCAGGCCGCCATTGAGGCTGCTGCAGGCGGCGACTACCGCGCCTCTCTCGAGAGGCAGCGTCGTGAGCGTGAGGCGTTCCAATCGCAGAACCCCTACATCTCTGCCGCGGCCACCGGGCTCGGCGCCGTGACCCCGGTCGTAATGTCGACGCTCGGTGGCACGCTCGCAGCCCCAGGCCCTGGCACGATTGCGGCCGGCGGCGCGGCTGGTGGCCGCGCCCTGCAGCTCACGATGAACGCGCTCTACGGCGGCGGGGCGCCGGCGCGGAGCGTGCAGACCGTCGGGCAGGCCGTGCGGGAGGGCGCGCGCGTCGGAACCGTCCCCGGCATTTTGGCGGGCGGTCTCACGGCCAACCCGGATGAGCGCACAATGGGCGCGGCTACTGGCGGCCTGTTGGGCGCCGGAATCGGCGGCGCGGTCGGCGGCGGGATGCAGTCTCTTGCCGGCCTTTCCGATCTGGCATCTCCCTATCTAAAGCGCGTCACGGAATTTCTCGGCGCTGGCAGAAGCGGCGTGTCGCCGATGGCTCCGTTCACGCCGGAGGCCAGTCCGATGGCGCCCATCACGGCCGCAGAGGCAAAGATCCTCAAGGCGATGGAAACCGGGGGGGTGTCGCCAGATGTCGCCGCCATGCAGCTGGAGCAGTCGCGCCGGCTTGGCGTGCCTCTTGGCCTCGTAGATGTAGGCGGCCAACCCGTGCAACGACTTGCGCGCGGCGTGCGGACACTCCCCGGTGAGGGCAGCGCCATCATACAGGGCGAATTGGAACGGCGCGCTGCAGGTCAGCGAGGCCGTGTGGTGCGCATGGTAGAGCGCGCAACTGGCCGGCGAAGCACGGGCAACGCAGAGGCGCGCGCGGACGAGTTAATCACGCAGGCCCGCGCAGAGTCTGCGCCCTTTTATGGCCAGCTTGAAGGGCTGCCGCCGCTCTCTGAGCCGCAACTTCTGTCCCTGTTCGACATCCCTCGCGTGCGCGACATCGTGCGCAGAAGCGAAGCCGCAAGGCGCGGGTGGGGCGGCTCCGTGGACCCGCTGTACGATGACGCCGGTGCTTTGCGGCGACTTCCGACGTTCCGAGATGTTGACCGCATCAAGCAAAACCTCGACGAAATTCTGAAGCCGCAGTTCCAGATGGGGCCGCGCCCGGCGGACTCAGTAACCATAGACACGCGAGAGGAGCGCAACATCGTAGACGCCCTGCGTCGGCAGTTGCTTTCCGCCGCAGATGTTTCCCCTGGTGGGGACATCTACTCAAGCGCACGCGCAAGTTACGCCAGCCCAGCACAGGCGCGGGAAGCATTGGAGGCCGGCGCGCAATTCCCGCAGGCATCCCTGCAGGATGTCATCGCCATGACGCGCACGGCATCGCCTGCGCAGCGCAAGTGGTACCAGCGCGGCGTGACCGAGGCGCTGCGCGAAAACATCGAGGGAATGCCGGACATCGTGTCGCAGCCTAATGTTCTGCGCGCCGTAGCGGGCAGCCCCGCCGCGCGCGCGAAGCTTGAGGCGGCCACGCCGGAAAGGAGGCGGGAGGCCCTACAGGGTCGCATAGCCGCCGAGAGAACCGCAGCGCAGACCAATGCATTCCTGCGAGGCAACTCGCAGACCGCTGAAAAGTTGGCAGAGGCGACAGACACGGCGGTCGATACGATGGCTGATGTCGCTACTAGCGGAGTTCTTCAGAATTTGGTGCGCGGGGTTAAGTCTGCATATGACAGGGTGATTTCTGGCGTGAACGAAAACACGCGCGCCGAGATTGCCAGGCAGTTGACCAACTTCGACAACCCGGCGGCGCAGCGCGATTTTTTGAATCGGCTGGCGCGCCTCAAGGCAAAGGGAGATCTTAGGGCGCAAGATGTGGCCGCTACATCCAGATCTATGGCTGCTGGAACGCAGGCCGCCGGTCCCGGCTTGTTAAGCCCAGAGGATTAAGGCTAAACTCGCCGCACCCCAAAAGGGAGGCGATATATCGTGCCACCTCGTCGTGACCGCCACGCCCGGCTGCAGATCCCGCGTCGGTTCCAGCTGCACGGCCACGAGGTCACGGTGCGGATCATCCCGCGCACCCGGTGGCCGCATTCGATGGATACCGTCGGGATGTACGACCCGACCCGTCACCGCATCGACCTACGCGGCGATCTGGGCGACACCGAGCTACAGCAAACCTTCTGTCACGAGTGGGCGCACTCGATGTTGACGGAGATGAACCACCCGCTAAACGACGACGAGGTGTTCGTGGACATCCTGGCGTCCTTATTGCATCAGTCCAGCAGTACATTTTCCACGACTAAAAAATGACCCCCAGGCGGCACCTAATCATCCCAGACGCCCAGATTAGGCCGGGCGCCAACACAGAGCATGTTGACTGGGCGGCGCGAGCGATCGTCGAGTACCAGCCGGATGTCATCGTCTGCATTGGAGACTGGTGGGACTTCCCGTCGCTAAACTCGCACAACGAACCCGGCTCCGAGGAGCTCGAGGGCACCCGGTACCAGGAGGATGTCGAGGCCGGCAACGAGGCATTCCGGCGCCTGTGCGCGCCCATGCAGGCCGAGATTGACCGGCGCATCCGCGGCAAGCGCAAGTACTGGACGCCGCGTAAGGTGTTCGTGCCCGGCAACCACGAGGCCCGCGCCGACCGTGTAGCAAAGCGCGAGCCGAAGTGGCAGGGCACCATCGGCTCGCACAACTGCCAGACGCTCGACTGGGAGCGCCCGAAGTTCCTTGAGATCGTCGAGATCGACGGCATCAAGTACTGCCACTACTTCCCGAACCCGTTCTCGGGTCGCCCAATCGGCGGCACCATCACGAGCCGCCTCGGGCATATCGGCTCGAGCTTCGTGCAGGGCCACCAGCAGGGGTTCCTGTACGGGTCGAAGCAGTACCCCGACCATGTGAAGCACGGCCTGGTCTGCGGGCGCTTCTACATCGACCACGAGGGCTACCGCCCGGACGACGTGCAGCGATCAGAGTGGTCTGGCATCGTCGTTCTCAACGAGGTGCGCAGCGGAAACTACGACCTGATGCCGCTCTCGATGGACTACCTGCGCCGCAAGTTCGGCTGACCGCCGCGCGGCCTATGCTAGCGCTCCCTCGGGTCCACGCCGGCCAGCATCGAGGCGTACCAGAGCATCTTTTTTGCGTCCTGCTCGACTGAATCCTTTAGCCCTAGGCGCCAGTTGTACTTCGCCACCTGCCCGCGCAGGTACCCGCGAAACTCCGTCGGCGAGAGCTGCGCCTCGATAGCGTCGATGCACTCGATCTCGCCGGCCTTGTAATGGTTCGGGTTGATGGGGTCGCTCATGTCATCACCTCCACAAAAAGCGCGCAGAACAGCAGGATGCCAATCGCCGCGATGATCGCGTCGCGCAGCAGCCGAAAGAGGGCGTCGAAGTCAGGCGGTTTTTCCATCCGTACTCTCCTGTTGTTTTGGCCCAGAACACTCGCCCGCCCACATTCTGGCGCAGCGGCCATCCACCATGCAGCTAGGATACCCGCACCCGGCACGCTGCCCGCGCAGCCGCTCGAGCTCGGCGCCGTACTCGGCGCACCGCTCCATCAGCTCCTTCACCTTCGCCCGGTACTCGGACTCCGAGTGCGCGCGCGCGAGCCATTCCCTGTCCCAGTCGTCGAGTTCGATGGTCACTCTGAATCCTCCGCGCTGTGCCACTCATTCTGCCGGCGCAGGAACGTCGGCCATTCAATCTTCGTGGTCCAGCTGCGATCCTCTATCAGCACCTGGTTGGTCGGCTGCGCCGTGAATCGGCCGTTCTCGAGCTGCAAGAAATAGAACTCCTTACTCTGCGACGGCGAGGCGCTGAACGCATCGCCGACCGGCGCCAGCGTGAAGAGGTACATGCCGCCGTGCTCGGCGCCATCTTGCAGCCGAACCCTTGCATTCATGGAGTGCAGGTACGGATATTCGAGGGTCGCAAACTGCCACCCGTATGCGTCCCAGGTCTGCGCCTGGGCCGCGGTCCACGGCGGGGCGTCTTTATCCGTGGACAGCTGGTGCAGCGGCACGTTGCGGTACACGGCGCCGCACTCGAGCAGGACGTGGCACCCGAACGCGCGGCCGGGCCACGAGGTCAACCCGAACCAGACCGCGCGCAGCGGCTCGTGCTTGCCGATTGCGTCGGCGTCGATCCAGACATACTGATGCGCAGGCAGCGGGCCGGCGTGTGTGTGTAGCGTCATACGGTACCGGCTGTCTGGACGGGGCCGGGCTCCGAAGTGGGTATCGCCAGACTCGAGGGTGAATCAGGCCGCTCTCTTCTTGAGCCTCTCGTTCAGATCGTGCAGCGCCCGCAGGTGCAGGAACGCCGGCCACGCATCATCGTCCAGGCTCGGGTAGAAGTGGTGGCCGAAGTCGCCGTTCTCCTTCGAGAACCGCAGCAGGTGGTACCCGCCGTCGATCCGGCTCCCGGTCGTCTCCTCGTACGCCTTCGCGTAGGCCGCCAACTGGCACAGCATCTCCGGCCAGACCGAGTTCGAGGTCTTGAAGTCCCCGAGCACGAGCTTGCCGTCGAGCTTGCCGATGAAGTCCAGGGTGCCACCATAACGGTGCGCCTCGGATATCACCTTCACCTCGCAGTCGATGATTTCGAGCTGCGTGCCCTTGCACCAGAACTCGAAGGCCGAGTACGCCGACGATGCGCGCGCGCGGAACGACACCGGGTCGGTGACGGTCTCGGCGGCGATGCTCTTCTCGAGCACCTCCATCGGAGACCCGCCCTTCACCCAGGCCTCGCACATGCTATGGACGCAGGTGCCGATGGCGAGGATGTCCGAGCCTTCGTACAAGCCGCCCGGCGCGTCCTTGCCCTGCCCCTCCAGCAGCCCGTGCTCGCGGCCCTGCTTGTACGCCCAGTTGATGAGCGCCCCGGGGTCCTTAATCTTGAGGACCGTGGTCACCGACGGAATCTTTTTCCCGTCGGCTGCCTTATAACCCTGTCTCGGTGTAGGCACGATCAGAACGCCAGGTCGTCGTCGGCAAAGTCCGACGCCAGCGCCGCAGGCGCGGCGGCAGGCTTCGGGGCCGCCTTCGGCGCGTCGACGATGCGGGCGGCGATCTTGTCCTGCATCCAGGTCGGTAGCTGCAAAAAAATCGCAGGGTCTGGCGCGTCCGTTGAGTACACCAGCGCCTCGCCCTCCATCACCGGAGCCGGGATCGCCTTCGGCAGCGGCATGATGGACGTGAGGTTGGCATACGTCCGGTCGCCCTTCACGCTGTGCGTGATGTTGATGAACGCCGGCTTGCCGCAGATCTTCGAGAGGTCGAACTTCTTGAGCTCCTCCGGCGTAAACGCCCGGCCGCGCCACGAGGTCAGCAGCGCGTAGAGCGTGCTCTTCTCGTTGAGCGAGAGGCCGACGGTGCGCGAGATGACCGCCGGCAGGCTCTTGGTCTCGCCCTCCTTCGTGATCTCGACCCGGATCTCCGGGATCTGGAACCGCAGCACCACGGTCCTTTTTGGCGCAAACTGGCCGCCGGGTGACGGCTGGACGCCAAGGTCCACCACCATGTCGCACACGGCCGCATACGCACCCGCCTCGATGGGCTTGCGGGGCTCAAAACTGCCGCCAGAGGCGGCGCTAACAAACAGACTCATCGCTTCTCTCCTTCTTGGGTTGTTGAATCGACTCTTCGAATCTCGACTACGCCGTCGTAGCCCGTAAAAATGGAAAGCCCAGAGAACCGCAGCGCCTGCGCCAACTCGCCGACGCTGACGCCGCAGAGTCGCGCGCGGGTCGGGGCGGTGACGCTCGCGGCGTCCACGCGCAGACCCATCGTGCGCTCAAGGCTCTTGTAGAAGTTGTCTACCGGGGCGCTCATACCCACCACCGCGAATACTTGTGCGGCTGCACGACGCGCGCGCGGATGGTCGGGTGCGGCAGCCGCTCGCGGCGGTCGCGCAGGCACGGCCACGGCGCGGGGCGAGCGTACATGAAGAGCGCCAAGACGCCGAAGAAAATCAGCGCCAGAAGCCCGACGGCTGCGCAGAAGGCGGTCTCGAGGGGAGTCATGCGGCCACCTTGCCGGTGGCGAGAGTCTTGGCATAGGCGATAGCCGCGTCGCGCATGTGGCGCGGGTAAATGCGCACGGCGATTACGGCGTCAGCGTCGAGGTCGCGGAAGATCACGCGGTACTTGCCGTGATACTTACCCTCGAGCACCACCTCAACCTCGGCAGAGACCATCGTCTCGTGATTGACTTCTAAGTGTTCCATGTTCGTCTCCTTCTATCACTTCCGGTCGGCAACATCGCCGCCCGTGGAAAGGATAGTCGCACAGCAGAAAACGGATTACAACCCCCCGGTGTAAAATATTTTCATACCCCCTTCCGTGGCCTATACCGAAGGTTGTACCATGTCAACATGAGCAGGAAAGTCACGCCGCAACACGCGGCCATCATCTACGCCGTGGACAAAGCCGGGGGCCAGTCGGCCCTCGCCAAGGTCCTACGGATCAGGCCACAGGCCGTCCAGAAGTGGTGCGCGCGCGGCAGCGTCCCAGCGCTGCGGGTGCTTGCGGTAGAGGCCGCAACCGGTGTATCACGCAAGGCCCTGCGGCCGGATATCTACCCATGAAACCAGACCTCACCGCCGTCGTGCCCGTCGAGCGCGTCCTCGAGCTCGCCAAGCGCGTCCCCGTCTTTCCCTGCCGGCGGCGCGACGAGGCCGAACAAAGCGGTCGCACGCTGCGCGCCAAGTCGCCCCTTACCTCCAACGGCTTCAAGGCCGCCACGCAAGACGAGGCCCAGATCAGGCGCTGGTGGAGCGAGCGCCCCGACGCCCTCGTCGGCGTCCCGACCGGCTCCGTGACCAGAATCGTGGCCGTGGACTATGACCACAAGAGCGCAGGACAGGCCGCGCAGGACTGGATTGCTGAACACCAAGACGTGCTCATCTCCACCCGGGTACACCAGACCGGCGGCGGCAGCGGCGGCCGGCATTACCTTTTCAGCCTGCCGCCCGGGGTCAAGATCCGGGGCGGAGTCTCCGTCACGCTGGGCAAGGTGCGACGCGACGGGCTCGACATCCGCGCCGAGGGCGGGTACATCGTCTGGTGGCCGCTGCATTTCGGGCAGCAGGGGCCGGTCGGAGACATCCAGCCGCTCCCCGCCGGGCTCATCGACGAGCGCCGCATGGACCTCGAGCTGCCCGCCGAGGTCGCCAAGAAGCTCCCGCCAAAGCCCGGCACCAGCCAAGACTTCCAGCGCGACCTGCCGCGGGTCACCGAGGCGATCGCGTACATCGACCCCGCCGGCTACGACGCCTGGCTGATGGTCGGCATGGCGCTGCATCACGCATCCGGCGGCGCAGACGACGGCCTCGAGCTCTGGGACTCGTGGAGCTGCGGCGGAATCACGGGCGAGCTGCCGGCCTCGTACGCTGGGCGCGCCGACATTGAGTATCGGTGGCAGTCGTTCCACCTTGACCGTGGCGGTGGCGTCACGCTCGGCTCCCTCTTCAACGCCGCCCGCGCCGGCGGCTGGTCGCCAGTCTCGGAGGCCGTGCGCATCGGGCCGCCGCCGCGCGATGAGCCGGGGCCAGACTACGGCGACGTGCCCGAGGCGCGCGGCATGGAGCGAGTGCGTGAGCCCGATGCCGCGGCGGTAGCGCCGGGCGCCACGAACGCCACGGGCTTCTCGGTGGTGCTGCGCCACGTCGCCGATATCGTCGAGGAGAACCGCGAACCAGAGTGGCTCCTGCACCACGTCATCGAGGCCAAGGTCGTCGCCGTCTTGGCGGGGCCGCGCGCGAGCTTCAAGTCGTTCATCGCCCTCGACTGGGCCATGCGGATCGCCACCGCCGGCAGCCCGGTGGCGCTGCTCTCCGGCGAGGGCGGCGGTCTCGGCAGGCGCGTCAAGGCGTGGATGCAGACCTTCGGCGGCGGCCAAGACCTGCGCGCGCTGCCCGTGCTCGCCCTCGAGCGCCCCCTCAACCTCAACCGAGAGGAGGAGATGGCGATGCTGGTCGAGGCCATGGACAAGGCCGGCATCCGGCCGACGCTCGTGGTCATTGACACGCTCTCCAAGTTCAGCGCTGGCATGGACGAGAATTCGAATCAGGAGGTGGCGGCGTACCTGTCGGCCGTGTCTCGGTTCATCCGCGAGCGGTACGACGCGAGCGTGCTGATCGTCGCGCACTCCGGGCACGGCGACGCCGACCGCCCGCGGGGCGCCAGCGCCCTCATGGCGAACCCGGACAGCGAGTTCATCGTCAAGCGCGCCGCCCAGCCGAACACCCACGTCGAGGTCACGAGGCAACGCTTCAAGGACACCGGCGAGCTGCCGAACCTCGCGTATGAGGCCGAGGTCGTCGACCTGGGCGCGGCCGACCGGTACGGCGAGCGGCTGACTAGCCTTGTCATGCGCCAGAGCGTGGCGCAGGGGGAGCGCCCCATCAGCGCGCAGGCGCCGCAAGGGAAGGCGCAGCGGACCGTCCTGCTCGCCCTGAGGGAGCGCCAGAAGCGGAGCGAGACGGCCCTCGTTTGGACCGTCGAGGAGCTGCGCCAGATCGGGAGGGAGTGCGGCATCAGCCGGCAGTCTGTCCACGATGCGGTCGAAAAGCTCCTCATGTCGCCCTTCCTGACGGCCACGGTGGGCGGCTCGAGGCTCTCAAATGAGTGATGTCCGAAAATGTCCGAAAGCGTCAAATTCGGACAGTTTCGGACGGTCAAGATGTCCGAAAATGTCCGAGAGTCCTTAGGACTCGGACATTCGGACATGACTTCGGACATTGGTTCAGACACGGAGGAAGCATGAGGTACAAGACAAGTCCGTTGCGTAGTGTTGCATTAGAGCAACATAGTGCAGACACGCCACTAGCAAGGCGG